CGATTTGGCACGCGCCGCGGAGGTTGCCGGTTCTACATTGCGGGCCTTTGGATTGGACGCAAGCCAAACGAATGTCGTCACCGATGTGATGGCGAAATCGTTCAGCACGTCGGCGTTGGATATGGAGACGTTTGCGGAATCAATGAAATACGTCGCACCCGTAGCGAAAAGCGCGGGGATGTCTATTCAAGAAACGTCCGCAATGTTGGCGATTATGGCCGACGCGGGAATCAAGGGCTCACAAGCGGGGACATCTTTGCGCCGTATCATTTCGGAAATTGGCGCATCGGGAAAACCCACCGCCGAAGCATTGAAAGATTTGGCCGCTCAAGGTTTGAACCTTGCGGATGCGAAAGATGAAGTTGGTCGTTCTGCACAATCGGCGTTGTTGGTATTGGCTGGCGGTGTGGACCGCATTGCGCCATTAACCGAAGAATACAAAAACGCGGGTGGTGCGGCTCAAGAAATGGCCGACATCATGGGGAACACTGCATTCGGAGCATCCAAGCGTTTGGAATCCGCAATGGAAGGATTGATGATTTCAATCGGTGAGATTGTAGCGGTTGCCGTTGTCCCATTGATTGAGTTTTTAGCAAGGGCCGCCAGTGCATTGAACAACATGAGCGATGGCGCAAAGAAGGCCATTGTCATCATTGCTGGAATAGCGGCGGCAATCGGTCCCGTGATTTTTATCCTTGGCTCGTTCCAACGTGCGTTGTTATTAGTTAGAACGGCCACGTGGCTATCAACGGCGGCAACGACCGCGTTTGGTGTTGCGGTGCAGATTGCAACATCACCAGTCACATTGATTATTTTGGCAGTTGCGGCGTTGGCCGCTGGCCTTGTTTATCTTGGATACAATTTCAAAACATTGAAGGCCATCGGTATCAACGCCATTGGTGGATTGGTCAACGCAATTATTCCCTATGTCAATAAACTGATTGGGAAATTCAACGCCATCGCCGCTTTGCTTGGGATGGACAAAATGTTGGTCGAACCATTTCAAAAAATCGAATCCGTTGCGGTCCCAGCATTCAAATCAATTGGTCAAGTCGTCAACGAAATCAAAGACGATTTGGGATTGTTTAAAAAGGAAACGAAAGAAACATCCGAAGAAGTTGACAACCTTGCGGAATCCACTGGGAATCTAAACAACGAAACAACAACGGGAACAACGACAACCACAAAGATGGGGGAATCGTTGGTGAACTTGACGCCGAAAGTTGCAACATTGGGAGCGACAACGGGAGTGATGACAATGAAATTGGCAAAGTCAAATCAAGAAATGGACCAAGGCATCGACAAGATGGACCGAATGATTTTGACGGCCAAAGCATTGTCGGAGCAATTGACCGAATTGGCAAATCAAGCATTGGTTGATGTGGCCGTTGGGTTCGCTGATATGGCGGGACAAGCGTTAGTTGGTGCCGCATCTTTTGCGGACCTTGGAAGATTTGCAATTGAATCACTGGCGGGACTGATGACGCAAGTTGGTCAAATCGCGGTTCAAACGGGTATTGCGGTCGCTGGTATAAAGGTGGCCATTCAATCATTGAATCCAGCCGTGGCAATTGCGGGTGGTCTTGCATTGATTGCGCTCGCGGGTGCAATCAAAGGAAAGATGTCGCAAGTTGGTGGACAAGGCGGAAGCATCCCGGCTATGGCCGAAGGTGGAATCGTGACCGGACCGACATTGGCCCTCATCGGTGAGGGTCGAGAATCCGAAGCGGTGATTCCGTTATCAAAACTAAACACGATGATGCAAGGCGGCGGCGGACAAAACGTTGTCGTCACGGGACGCATCAGCGGTGCAGACATACTATTGAGCAACGAACGCGCATCGCGCAACCGAACAAGACAAAGAGGTTTTTAATATATGGCGGCATCAAAACTATTTGCAGAATTTGAAAGTTCAAACGGCAAATACTACAAAATTGAAATTTGGGATGAGGACTATTCGGGAACATCACCCGATGAATTCAAAGTCGCGGGCGATGGTTTCCAATTGAACTATTCGGGGCAAACGGACAACATCTATTCCCCAATCATTGGGTCGTCGGTATCGTTTGGAATGTATGTTCAAGATGCGGCAACCAATGCATTTTTAACAAACATTAAGCAATACCAACAAGACCGCTACTATTTAAAAATATACCGCGGCAATAGCGAAGCAACGGCGACATTCTTTTGGGGTGGATATATCGTTCAAGATATTATTGAAATTGAAGATATTTCACAACCTTATGTTCTAAACATCCAAGCGACCGACGGAATTTCAAAGTTGGCGGATTCACTTGTGACAACATCATATCAAAGACAATTCACAAACCAATTCATCAACGCATTAGATTCCGCGAATGTATTGGGAATCTACGAAACCGAATATCCGGTGTTATCCGTTGTGTGTAATTGGTGGGCGAATGAAATGACGTACAACGTCAACAACAACCCATTGGATGAAACATGGGCGGATTTCCGCGCGTTTGACACCATCGATGAAGATGGTGTGATAACTGGAAAACCGTGGATGGAAGTGTTGGAACAAATGTGTCAAATCTTTGGTTTACGATTCTACTATTCGAATGGCCAATATCGATTGGAACAATTGTTCACGCGTGAAGCGTCATCAATGTATGAACACCGCTATAAAAAGGACAAAACAAAGATTGATTCTGCGTTGGTATCTTACAACAAGACCATCAATCAAACGTCAAACAATGCGCGATTGGCTGGCAATCTTTTCAACTTTTTGCCAGCGGTGAACAATGTTTCGATTGTATCAAATAAAGAACCCAAAGCAATAAAAGGTGTAATTAGTGACGAAATATCACAACCAACAACAAATATTGGATTCATAGCGTCAACGCCGACGAATCAAATTTTGTTTAATTTTTACCACATCGGTCACGTGACCATCAACCAACCCGTTGGTTCCGCGAAAATCTACATGAAGTTGCGATTGAATGTTGAGTTGTACGATTTCAACAACAACGTCACGTATTATTTGAAGCGCACGTTCACGGGAATGACACCAAGCGCAATCAGTTGGACGACCACGCAAGCGGGTTCGGGTTATGAAATCATTATTGGACCATTGCAAGAATTTGACCGCGATGAATTGTTGGTAACGGGAACCACTTCAGTTTTGACGCCATCAATCCCCGAAGATGGCGACGTTTCTTTTGATTGGGAATTTGTGGAGTTCGTAAAAACGAGCGGAGCAACACACACATTGAATGCCGCGAATCAATACGGATGGCAAATTGAAACGCGGAATCTTACCACTACAAATGGCGAGGGCATAACGAATGAAACCATTCGAACGCGTGCGATATCACCGAACACAAACATCAAATCGAATTTGTCGTATGAACTGCCCGAAACAAATTTGTTCACGGGAAGTGGCGAACGCGGTTCGTTAGTGAAGCAAGTGAGCGTTGGCGGAATCGATATTCGTGTTCCATACACCAATTGGCGCGAAGGGAATGCGGGAACTTACAAGACCATCCAACGATTGGTGTGTGAAGAATTTTTGAAGTTGATGGACGAACCGATTCAAAAATATGTCGGTCAAATGTTCAGCAACCACAATTTCCGTCAGCGTTTAACCTTTGACGGAAACAATTGGATTCAATTGGGTGGAACATACAACGCCAATCGCGACGAATGGGACGGTGAATGGTTCGTCATTAATCGCGCGGCAATCACACCAACGTTTGATGATGTGACAACAAAATCGGATGTTTCGTTTTTTGATGGGGTGAATGGAATCACGGGCAACACATCGTTCAGTGGATTGGATGCCGTGAATCTTGACACCAATATTTTGGACGTGACAACCACGGCAAATGTTGGAACCGATTTGGATGTCGGTGGCGATGGAGATTTCAGCGGCCGAATGGATATTGGTGGTGCGTTGGAAGTTGTGGGCAATTCAACACTGGCGGCCACATCGGTTGGTGAGTTCACGACAACGGGGCGCGTGAATGTCACATTGAATGAAGTGACGGGCGCGCCGGGTGGTTCGGAAACATTATCGACAAGCAACAATTTCAACTTCATTGATTTCGCAAGTGGTGAAAACGGAACGTACACATTGAATTTACCATCATCCGAACCGGGGTTGATTATGCGATTCAAAACGGATGACACCATCGCCGCAAACAAAAACATTTCATTGACGCCGCAATCGGGTGAACGCATCGATGGCGAAGATTCATATTCAATGGATAGGCCATACGATGGAATCACATTGATGGGTGGGCCGAGTGGTGATTGGTATATCATTCAGAAGAAAGAGAAATAAAAAGCCGTTAGGCGATACTTATATTTACAAAACATAAAACATCCCGAAAAGGGAACGCAAGATGAAACAATCTCAATTTTATTACCTCCTTCGGAGAGGATTGTTTGGCGGAGGTGGAATTTGGGCGAAGTACGTCAATGATTTCAAGGCTCGCGTCATAGCAGACGGCGGAACGATGGAATCACCATCGTGCGCAAAGACCGACGTCAAATTCCT